GTCGCTTGGCGCAGCACAGCAATTGCAGCAGGTGTGGCTTTCTTGACTACAGGTTTCATTCATTACTCTTTCCTGCCACTAGTTCAAACAAACTGTCAATCCTATTTTCTAATCTAGAAATGGAATCTTTTATCGAGCTGCCCCCATTCGGGCGAAGTTCATTAAGGTAATGCTTTACCAGCCAACGAACTGAGCCAGCAAAGCTGGCGACTATTGTGGTAACCGCTACTGCGATACCAGCCCATTCGTTGGTAGTCATTACTCTTTAGAACCTACGCCGTATTCGGATTCAGTCTTGTCCAATGCCTTGGCTGCAGGACCAGCGATAGCAGCAACAGCAATAGATACAATTGGATCTAATCCAAGTTCATTGCTTGCTAAGAATCCTAAGAATGAAACTAGTACACCACGAAGGTATGACTTAAGTATTGCCTTTTGCTTTGTTGTTAACTTTAATCTGTCCATTTATATCTCCTTTAGTTTTCTGTAGGGATTGCTACTTGAATCCACTCTTGATTTATTTCAGACCATCTCCACCAATATCCTTCAACTTCACTTGGTTGAGCAATAGGTGCCACCCAAGTAAAAGTCGTATAGTCTAACTTCCAAGATGGGTATGGTGATGGTGGAATAAATGCATCCCAGTCACTATCGTATACAAATCCCTTGCCACAATAATGTTTTCTATATCCATTTTCTGCAGCATTGTAAGATGTTTTTTTCCATCGTCTGTGCCCGAATATTGAGTTAAGAAACTCAATTCCAACCAGTTCTGATTCTTCACCGTCTATTGTTATGACATCGTTGTTTACAACTAAGACATTAACAACAACATCGTTTTCATCTAATTCAGCAAAATGTGCCATTGTTTCTCCTTAGTAAGTAATTGTTCCTGTGCCAGTAAACTTATAGATATAGTAACTGCCATTTGTAGTAGCCGTAGGTGAGCCAGTTGTAGATACGGCTTGAGCCAGAGATCTTAAAATAACAACACCAGAGCCACCAGCACCTGAGTTTCGCTGGTTTGCGTTATCAACAACTGCTCCACCACCACCGCCTGTATTAGCTGTGCCAGCCACAGCGTTACTGACACCACCATATCCACCAGCTCCTCCGCCACCAGCCCCGCCAGCAGCAGCAGTTAAATAAGTTGCAGCACCACCACCACCTGCGTAGGTTACAGAACTTCCAGTAATTGAGTTAGATTGACCAGCACCACCAGCAGTTGCTTGCCCGCTACCTGCATCAGCACCAGCAGCCGAAGCACCGCCACCGCCACCAGCACCACGGGCTGGGTTAGAACCAGAGCCATTACTATTTCCGCCCTTAAATCCTTCATCAGAGTTACCAGAACCGCCAGTTGCAGCAGCATCGGCAGCACCTGCACCACCACCAGAGCCACCGTTAATTGGAGGATTAGCATTACCTTGACCGCCATGACCACCAGAACCGCCACTTGCAGTCATAGTAGTTATACCAGTACCAGAAATATATGAGTCGGTTCCAGAGCTTGCTCTTTCACCAGTTTCATTAACCGCCCCAGCAAATGCAGCACCACCTCCACCTACAGAAACTGTATAGGTAACTCCTGTTGTTAAAACAAAAGCATCTTTTAATGTACCAACGCTACCGCCAGTATTAGAAACAGAACTTTTCATACCACCAGCACCGCCACCGCCAGCAGCAACAGAAGCAGCCTTTGAGCCACCTGCACCACCACCTGCAACAACTAAGAAATCTAAAAAAGTAAAATTAGGCATTGTTGCTGAGTTAGTTGCAGTTGAATCTGCACAAGTTCCATTTGCATTAGTTGCTTTTACTTTAAATGTGTAAGCACCACCACCTGTTAATTGACCTTGTGTAAATGTGTATGAAGTGCTAGATGTTGTTGCTGCTGTACGAGAAGTTTGAGCAGTTGTTCCATTAAGAAATGGAGTAATGGTAATTGCAGAAAGAGCCTTGCCACCGTTATTTCCGTTTGTCCAAGTTACTGTAACTTCATTTGCAGATGTTGAAGCAGTTGCTGTTCCAATAGTTCTGATTTGTGGAAGTGTTGTTGCTGTTACTGGTTCTGCATTTGCAGTATTAACAGTTGTACCAAAATTGTTTTGTGCATTACCGTAAATAGTAAAAGATGTTGCTGGGGTTAAACCAGTTATAGTTACTGTTGTGCTAGAACTTGAGGCAGAAAACCCACCTGTTGATGTAAAAACATTATATTGGCTAGGTGTACCTCCACCAGAACCAGGAGTAAACACGGTAGTTAATGACCCACCACTTTCAAAAGCAACATTTCCAACATCGGTTGGTGTTGCAATAGTTGGGGTTGCTGGAGGAGCAGATGTTGCAACCCATACAGTACCGTTGTAAATTTCAAGAATTTCTAGTTGACCATTGTAGTAAGTGTCGCCAATTACAGGGTTAGATGGACGACCAGCGGTATTACCACTAGGGATGCCACCCTTTTGAGGAAATTGTTGAAATGCCATTATGAAATCTCCACTCCACTGATGTGAATAGACACAGCAGTTGTAGATGCAAACCCAGTAATTATCTTAGGCGTTGCGTTGGCAGGAATAACCTGCTTCATATCAAAGCCAACTACAGAGTTAGCTGGGATCGATACCGCAGGAACAATTGTTACGCCATCAATAGCAATGGTTGCTGTTGAGGCTGATGTTGCTGCATTAGCCAACACAATGTTTGAAACAACAGTTGTAGTTGTTGTTGTTGGCACTGTGTATAGGGTTGTGCTTGATGTGGCTGCTGCTGTACGAGCAATAGCCTTGGTTGTTGTAGCCATTAGTTACTACCTTTCCTTGTTAGAGTGCTTCCATAAGAAGCAAGGTTAATTCGTCTGTAATACTTCCTGGTCCAGTAAGAACAATGTCAACAACACCTTCTAGTGTTGTTACTGTTGTTCCAGACGCAATAAGTGTTGAGCCAAGTGTTGGTGCTGAGTATGAGCTTGTTGTATTAATTGCTACCCAAGCAGATCCTGACCACACTCCCATAATTCCAGTTGTTGAGTTAAAGTACAGCGCACCTGTAATAAGTGCGTTGCCATCATTATCTAATGTTGGGGCGGTTGACTTAGCACCAAGGTAACGATCATCAAAGTTATCGTATGTTGTAGCAGCACTAGATGCACTAGTGGCTGCGCTTGAAGCAGATGCAGAAGCACTAGTTGCACTAGTTGCTGATGCCTGAGCGTGATACTTGGCTGAATACTCTCCACCCGCAACTGGTGTTGAAAGTTGTGTAGCCCAATTTTGTGCAGAAACATCAGATGCTGCTGCATTAGATGCACTAGTAGATGCTGAAGACGCTGATGTTGCAGCAGCGGATGCGCTTGCTGCAGCCGATGATGCAGATGTCTGTGCAGAAGAAACACTAGTTGCCATAGTTGAAGCAGATGTCGCAGCAGAAGATGCGCTAGTTGCAGCCGATGATGCACTTGTAGCAGCAGCGGTAGCAGAAGACGCAGCAGCAGTCTCACTAGACGCAGCAGCAGTTGCATAACTTGCAATAGTTGCAACGGATGCAGCAGCAGTAGTTGCAGATGATGCAGCAGCGGTTGCGCTGCTTGCAGCAGCAGTTGCCGAAGTCGCTGCACTACTTGCTGAAGTTGCTGCCGATGTTTGTGATGTTAAAGCCGAAGAAGCTGATGTTGATGCACTAGACGCACTAGTAGCAGCAGAACTAACACTAGTAGCCATTGTGCTTGCAAATGTTTGTGCGCTAGATGCAGAAGTAGATGCAGAAGAAGCTGAAGTAGCTGCAGCGGTAGCACTTGTGGCAGCACTTGCAGCAGAGGTAGCAGCACTAGATGCTGAAGTAGAGGCACTGGATGCAGAAGTGGCAGCAGCCGTGGCTGATGCTGCAGCACTAGTTACAGATGTATCAATATAACCTTTTGTTGCTGCGGAAGAAGATGATGTAGGTGTCGCCAGTCCAGTAATACTTGCACCAGTAATGGTTCCACCACTAATAGTTGCAGTAGAGGTAAAGGTTCCAGATATGGTTGCACCGTTTATAATAGGTGTTGTTAAAGTTTTACTTGCTAAAGTTTGAGCACCGCTTGTACCAACAACATCTCCAGATATACCATGAACGCTGGTAGTTGCTACTTCATGTGCTCTTGATTCTGTAAAGTCTCTAGCCGATACACCGTGTTCAACGTTAGCACCAACAGCATGTGCCTTAGCACCAGATGAGTCAATGTTACGTGTGATCTGATAAGAAGAACCTACAAGACCAGTTACCTCAACAACCTCTTCATTAGCTGTATCCTTTTCAAGGATCAGCGTGTAAGGATATTGCGCTGGTAAATTAGATGCAGCAGACAGCGTTAAGCTGGTTGCTGATGAGGATATCGAATCCGCTAAGGTTGTTTTAGCAGCATTCGAACTGTAATAGCGTGACGGTGTTGACATTTATTACCTCGAGTACTGGATAGTGTTTAGGAAGTTGTCTTGTTGCTTTGCTACCTCTTCCGCTAAGCGGACGGTATAAAGCTGGAAAATATATTTTGCTGTATTCGTAGAAGCACCAGCTGAAACAGGTTGATCTAAAGCATCAGCAGATACCGATGTAGCAATTACCTTACCTGGGTCGACTGTTGATAACAGTCGATACATAGCACCAAGACGAACTACATCTTCGCACGATGTTGGTAAACCACTTACTGTTAACTCTTGGTTGTCAGTAATAGTTGTTGGAAACTTTGTATACTGAACACGAACTGTTTGTCCTGGCATTGGTGCTTCATTTAATATAAGTGCTTGACCAGTAGATCCGTTATATAGATAGTTAGTGTCTAATCTCCAACGCTTAATTAAACCCCAGACTCCCGAAGAATCTGGTAGTTCCCAAGATACTCCAGTAACATCTACTAAAGCATCAGGCATTATGTAAGAATAATCAGTACCATTAAAGGTAAATGTTTCATTAGCTAGAACAGGAAAGTTCATTCCTTTAATTGTTTCAAGGATTGCTCGCTTAACCTGACTACGTGGGAACATAGGGTTGTTCTTAACAACCGATCCAGATACATGGCTAGTGGCGGTAGTACCACGCCACCCTCTGCCAGATGGATTAGCATTTGTTCCTAAAATCTGAACTGTTCCTGATGCCACAACTGATTTCTTTACATATATTAATTCATCATCAATTTCAATAATACCCTTACTTAAAGCAGAGGCATCATCTACTGTTATTGATATATCACCAGCAGCAACAGTATTAGTTGCAATAGTTACTGACTCTTGGTTCTTAACATAACCACTAACTTCACCAAGCGTTTGTTCTGTTAACTGATTTAACGTAGCCATTATGCTTGAACCGCCTTTCCTAAAGTATCGGATGCCATAACAGCAGCCTTGATATCATGCATCTTTGTGGATCTAGGTTGAATACCTTGTTTTCTTGCATTTCTATATGCGTCTAATTCTGAATTGGCTTGCTTGGATACCGCATTAGCCAGTGGATCTGTAATACTAAAATTTGCTGCTCTTGCACATTCGCCCCAGTTAGCATGGTCTTGGGTCTTACAACCAGATCTACAGTTACTCATCCCAGATGTAATCTCCATAACCTGCTGCTGTTAACTCAGCAGCTTCAGCGTCCGTAATAACATTGTCATACCCGCCACGCAATACACGTTGGTATGTAGCAAGATCACTGTCTTTAGGGACAACAACCGTTGACCATGTTCCATTATTCTTAATTACACTCTTACCAATTGGATAAGATACAAACCAAAGATCATTAGGACGACCAAGTTTGTAGCGGTAAGTAGGTCCACGAAATATCTTTGTCATTACCACTTCACCTTATCTGCCCAATATGCTGCTGACATAACACCTTTGTTAATGTTTTTAGCATGACGTGCCTTGAAAGACTGACGTCTTTGTCGGTAAGACTTTGTCTCACCAGACTTCTTTGGAGAGCCAGATACACCCTGTTGACCAAACCTAATTGTTTTTACTTGGGAGCCAGACTTGGCTACAACCACATGAGATTTTTTAGGATGGGTAGGTGTTCTCTTTGGTTTATTAAAACCAGATACACCTGCTCTTTTAAGCCTTGGGTCCATTCTTCTTGTACTCTCCAACTTTTCCGAGTATTGATTTGATACGTCCGTCTTTGTTTATACGAACTACCATTCCATTTTTAATCTGCATTGGGTTGAAACCATCATGGCGTTTATAAGTGCCACTAGATGACATTACTTCTTCTTACCCATTTTCTTAACCATTGCTTTTTTCATAGCAGGTTTTACTACCATTTTCTTTCCTGACTTCTTGGCTGCTTTCTTAGCCATAGCCATCCCCATTGGGGAATAACTAAATTCTTTTCCGCCTACATTTGGCATTGCCTTCTCCTTTTATTGTTGTTGGGTGAAGAGGGGCTGTTGCCAGCCCCTCTTCTTTATAACTATTGTGCGATGCTTGACTTCGTCTGGATGACGTAACGTGCTTCCTTACGGAAGATGTTCCATCCAATAAGAGCCTTCCATCCAGCTGGACGGAAACGCATCAACTTATCAGTTACTGGACCGATAACGGTCTTTGGCTCATAGGTAACTGCTTCGATAAGAGCTTGCTTACCAAGAAGAACAGTTGCGTATACCTTTGATGTGCCAGAACCTGAGATAGATTCTGCACGAGGTGTCTCAATGTAACGAACCTGATCAAAGATTCCGATCTCACCTGTCCATAGGTTACCAACACCAGCTTCGGTGTAGGTATGAGGTAGTTGCCATACAGCAGATCCGCTTGATTGTGCTTCTGAACGAAGGTCATAAGACACATCTGGGTGGATAAGTGCTGTGTAGAAGCCACCATCACGAGGTTGAACATTTGCTCCACGCAGTCTTGCAACTCCTTTACGAGCAAGTGCTGCAGTAATATTTGCTGCGCTTGTGCTTGAAGAAACGTTCTCACCATTAATGGTTGATTCATCAGCAGATGAAGTTCCTGTGAAACGTCCTGTTGCAAGAGAAGTCAAACGACTCCATACAATAGAATCTAGTGAGTCACGCATGTTGAAAGACAACATGTCGGCAACTGCTGGATCAATTGCAGACAAAGACTCTAGAGCAAGTTTTTCAGTTGTGATAACAGCATTACCGTACTCGTTAACTGTTACGTTAACACGGTTAGTGTTGCTTAACTGTACTGCATCTGGATCTTCAGTCTGGGTTAGTGCTGTTGTTTGACGTGATAGATCTGTGTAGACCTGGAATACGACAGTGTTACCTGGGTTTGTTACATCGACAGGACGCTTGTCCGCAAACTTGCGGAACATTGGCTCTGAGCGAAGGTTAAACTCGATATACTTATCATACGCAGTCTGGATCAAGTTCGACATTGTTGATGTCGTAGTTGATGTTGCTGGGGTTATAGGCATAATTTCCTTCTATTAGGGTTTGATATGGACTATCAGCGTTTTAAGAAATTGGTTAATTCTTCTGGACTTGATGCGTTAGCAATAAGTGAAGAGATGTCTCGACCCACATGTGGGTCGATATCACCATTCTCAAAATCTGATATTTGCTCAAAAGATTGAGCGTCAGCGTCTGGTTCATAACCAGCCTCTGATTCATCAACGGCAGTAATTCCAAAAGCCTCGCCGTATTCGGTTAACCATTCAGAAACTGCATCCTCGTCGGCTTCAATCTCCGATGGAATGAACTGAGCGATTTTTGGATTTAGTCCAAAGCTCTCTAGGATTTCTCCTACTGAAGCTTCGTGACTATAAGTTTGAAACTCCTGAATAACTTGATCTCTTTCCTTAATTTCTTTAGAAAGTAGGTCAACTTGTTTACGTAGTTTCTTTACTAGATCAGTACCAAAATCTGAAGAATCATCTTCAAAATCGTACTCTGTATATTCTGCCATTGTGTTTTCTCCCTATAGTTGATTGGACCCTCATCGGGTTTGCACCACACGTACTCCTCACCAGGGGAAGTGATTCGTAGACGTGATGACTACCAGACTTATACACGTTACCTGGGCTGGCGGATCAGGAACGGAAACTAGTTATACGTCTGCTGTTTTAGATCTACGACCAAGAGATGACGTATCAATCGCAGACTTCTGCTGGAACATTGCTCTCTCTTTAGATGCAAGTTTCTTCTTCTTAACGGATACATCAGTGCCACCAGCAAGTGCTAACTCTTCACGAGCAATATCTTGCTCGCCTGCGGTTTCACCATATAGACCCATTAAGCGTCTGTAATCTCTTTGTTGTGTAGCAGCGGTCTGGAACGCAGACTCTGCTTGACCTGCTTTACCAGCAGTATAGATTTCTTCAGCAAATGCTTTGTCAGACATCTGACCCGCACGAAGTGCTGCTCCACCAATTTCAGCAGAGGTGTACATCTTCTTGGCTTCTTCAGTTGTGTATCTAAATCTAGAATCAATTAAGTTAATTGCTCTATCTTTATCAAGAAGGTATGCTGTTAAATCCTCATTGGTTAATCCATAGTAATCTTTAAGTGCTGTCTTAATACCTTCATCGGCATTGTTTAAAGCATTTCTGGCTATGTTAACTCGATCAGTTAATTCTGCTGTGCTTATGCCAGCAGAAATAAAGTTAGTAAAATCTTCTTGCTGATCATAGAATCCTGTAGGAAGCCCTGCTTCTCTAAGGATTTCTTCATAAGCTTTTTCAGTTTGAATGTATTCATAAGGTGTAAGAAGCCTATCTCCAGGTCTTCCCTTGCCATCAGCCATACGCTTTTTAATTGCTTCATTAGCTGCAAATCGAGTCTTGTAAGCCTGGCTATTATAAATACTATTAAGAACCTGAGCATCGGTTGGCATGATGTTTTCTTCATAAACCTTGTCAATAGTTGTCATGAGAGAATCAATGTATGCTTGACCTAGTCCAGTATTTTCAAACATCTTCATTACTGAATCACGAGCACCAAAGTCTTTATATGATTCTATTAAAGATCCTTGCGTACCATCTGACATGGTTTGATAAACTTCAACAACGCCACCAGTTTTACGTACAGTCTTCTGACCGACAACCTTTGGCTTAGCAGCTTCTGCTGCTGCAGCAGATTGCATTGCTGCAATCTGAGTTTGTAATGCAAGTATCTGTTCATTGACAGATGCGGTTGCTACTGTTGTTGGATCAATAAATGTTGTTGATGATCCACCACTTCCACCTGATGGCGGTTTATTATCTTCAGTAGGTGGTTCTTTTTTTACAGGCGGTTCTTCTTTTACAGGCGGTTCTTCTGGTTGACCATCACTGACAGGAGGTTCTGGAGTTGGTGTAGTTACTTTGGCTGGTTTAGGCGCAACATTCACTTTTGTTCCAGAAAATATTGTGCTACCACCAGCATACTTAGGATCTGATTTAAACTTAGGATTTAAATCATAAAGTTCCTTTAGGCTTATACCAGCATCTTTTGCAATCTGACTTAATGTGTCGCCTCTTTGAACTACAACAGGTGGAGTAGGAGGCGCAACTGGCGCAGGTGCGCTGGTTGATTTTGAATATACCTCTTGAAATGCACCAACAGTTCTTGCCCAGTTTGCTGCGTCTAATGCACTCATGCTAGAAACCCATGATCTCTAAGAATTGTTGCTCCGATATTTGTTTTTTCTTCTTTGGCAGTTTGAGTAAAATCAAAATTAGCATGACGCCTTGCTGCCTTCTTTGCGCCATAAATATTCATAGGAACTATATTTCCTTTTTCATCTGTGTAGTTAATAACCTGTTGAACAGTATCGTTATTAAGATCTACATCTTTTGGATCAACTTCCCAAGTATTAGCAATGGCTTGTAGATATGGATCCGCTGCTTGACGAGCCGTTTCACCACGTAGGATTCTGTCTTTTAAGCCAGGGAATAATGACATAGCACGTTGTTCTAATTCATTATCAACATCTTCTGGGTTTAAAGTTCCAGCAACCAATCCTTTGATTGTTGCTTCAAACCATTTTTTAAATCCATCATTTGATGTAGTTGCTGGGTAACCATAGTCATATGCTCTGTCATATAAAGCTTGAGCCATAGTCTCAAGCTTTCCATCAAGATCATAAACAACTTTGCCATTACTTTCAAAAGTATTTGTTTTATCAAACTTAATAGAGTCAGCCATCAACTTGTTTAAAAAATCTTGGTTATATCTAATAACCTTTCCATCTTTAATAACAGCCTGTTGCATCATCTGATCTGCATACTTAATAGCATCTGCTGCAGTAATGGTTAAACCATTACCTGCATATTGTTTAATAATATTACTTGCATTTAATTCTAAATCTGCAGCATACTGACCAGGGTTTGTCTGCTTGTAATATGCATGTTTACGTTGAGTGTCTGTTTGGTTCTTATACCAAGTAGTTCCCTGAATAATCTGTGTCTGTAACGCAGGATCTGTAATCATAGTTCCACTACCATCAAGCCCAAGGATTCTATTTAAAGCATCTTGAAGGCTTTTATCTGAACCGATAACGGCAGCAGCAATACCAAACTTTGCTTCCAAAGTTGCCATAGATAAGGTATCCATTTGGGTTGCACCAGTAGATGAGATACCTGTATTTACAACAGTGCTACTACCAGGAGAAACACTAGTAGTTGATCCAGTTACTGGAGGAATACCTGGTGTATTTACTACTGGCTTAGAAGTATTAACAGTAGTTGGAATAGTAAGTTTAGTTCCAGAAAAGATTGTACTTCCGCCATTGTATTTAGGATTAGTAGTTAATACAGGGTTAGCAGCAACAATCTTTGCAACTGTTGTTTTATTAGCTGCAGCAATTTTGGATAATGTATCGCCAGATTTAACGGTATATCTATCTGCCATCACTCACCACCTGTCCAATAGCATTTGGATCAGTCAATAAACCACTGACTAGTTTTAAGAAATTCTTAGCAGCAAATGATTCTGCGAAGTCTGGTTGACTACGAGCAAAGTTGCGAGCAAACATAGTTGGATCAAATCCAGTTGTTTGAGTTCCTTTGGTAGTTGTCTGACCTAATTCAAAACCTTTACCACCAGGAGCGGTAGTTGTAGTTCCTTCAAATATAGATGGTTCTTTTGTAGCAGCAACATTCATTGCTGCAGTTCCTGCTGCTATTTCATTAGCAGAAGCGGTACGACCAAGCTCTTGTTCCATGGTATCGGAAATAGTTTGAGCACCAGCAGATGGGCTGTATTGAGTCATACGCTCATCACGCACCTTGGTAGTTCCATACTTCTTGGTAGCACCTTGGTAATCTGATGGATCTAAAATATCTAAGTAGTCTTCTGGGTTAGATGTTGCACCACCAACTACTTGAGTCCAGTCAACTGCGTCATTCCACACTTTTTGTGCTGCGGATTTAGGAACACCTCTGGCTGCAAGTTCTGCAATAAATTGATCGTAACGTGCTTTGTTATTATTCTTTAAGAACTTAAACCAGGCTTTAGCTTCATCACCAGTTACTGATCTTTGTACGCCAGGGATATTAATTGCTGCAATATTAGAACTAAACCCAGGGTAGTTTGATGTAGAGGTTGATGTCGTTGGAAATTGAGGTGGAATCTTTGAACCTTTTTTATAGGCTTCTGTTCCTGGAACTAGACTTTCTCCATTAGGACCGTATCTTGGTTCAGCCATTATCTCACCACCAAATCTGTACTTAGTTGAGGCATGTTTTCAAACCACCTTGCTGAGAATGCGTCAAAATCATCTCCCGCTACTTGTAGAAAATCAAAGTGCCATTGAGACAATTGACTTCTTAGATCTCTTTCACGACGTGGATCATTCATAACCAAGTCGTATTCTTTTTTAAATTGTTTAATCTGTTGAAGGTAGAAGGAAATTTCATTCCACTTATTAGTTTGTTTACCAGCATGGTTCATCCACTTCTGGTTATTAACAATCTCTTCGATTACTGGAACGGTTACATTCCAAAAGTCTTTTTGACCTTGCTGACGTTCGTCAGCCCAACCTTTAAAGTTGCTACTAATCTGTGCAACTTGGTCATTAAAGTATGCCTTCATGCCAGTTGTTTCGTACCTAGCTTCTGAGGTAGATTTAATGGCATACTGATACATCATGGCATCTCTCCACTTAGAGAGCTTGTCATATTCATACCATCCACGTCTTGCCTCAACAGATGCTCTTACTTCTTCAGAACTCTTTTGTTGAGTCAATGGTGAGTTATATCCACCAGGAAAATTTAATCTTTTATATATAGCAGCAACTTCGGTTGAGTACTCATCCGTTAAATCGCCATAACCAGTAGATAACATCTGTGCAAATTTAGTATCGTATCTACCGATACTCTCTAATAACTCTGGGTTATTACGTAGCATCTTGATATCGGATAGGTTTGCTGCTACTCCTGCTATATTCTTTCGGTTAGATCCAATAAATGCTAGACCGTCAACACCAAAGTCTTGAACAAATCTATCTTGAGCCTTATCGTAATCACCATTAAACTGAGTTACTAGGTCACTATAGTATTGAGTTGCAGCCCTAGTTACTGGATCAAAGCTTGTGGCAATAGGTGCAGAGAACTGGCTTATAGATCTAATAAATGCCATATTGCCTGCTGCCTTAGCAGCAGAATCCATGTTAGGTGGATTACCTATACGACCATTGCGATCCCATTCAGAGTATTGAACTCTAAAGAACATATTCACATCATCTGCGAAACGCTCACTCTTATCTAAACCAACTGCTGACATTGCTGCTGCGATTGGTCCAGGGATCTTTCCTGAATCAATTAAAGATTGTAGATAACTTGGAACTATTGCATTGATTGCAGTCGCTGCTGCATTCTTTCCTTCGATTGGATAGCCAGCATAAAGCAAGCTATTCTCATAGAAGTCATCTCCAAAGGTACTTCTTAGTCCTTCAGATATATCCTCGCCATAAATCTTCCATAATCCACCTGGTGCGGTGAATCCATTCTTAACAAGTTCAGATAATGTAACTCCACCAAACCAAGACACGCTTGGATCAGCAATCATGAACTCCATTTGCTTTGGATTCCACTTTAATCCACCACCACGAGAATCAGTATATGGTTTAAGTGAATCTTTAATTACCTTTGGTAGTTTATCTCCATAAGGTATTGGATATTTAACAGTTACATTCTTACCTGCTGGTACATCCTTCATTGACTTATAGGTATTACCATCTTCATCTTCATATGATTCGAAGTTATCGAAGGCATTGGCAATACTTCCATACCAATAGGCGTTCATTGGGTTCTTTGCCATAAGGCGAAGAGCCACAGCCTGTGAGTTAAAGAATGCTAGAGGGAAAGACATTGCAAACCGTGCTGCATACATACCATTACTTAAACGACGTGAGGAGTATAAGGTTCTCTCTACACGATCTGTGGCTTTACGATATGCAACCTGACGGAACTGGTTATTAACTACAGCATCTGATGGATCTATACCATTTCGTTGTGCTGCTGCAATAAGATCCTTCATCTCTTCTCTTACGTAAGTAAGGAAGAGTGGATTACGAACCATTCTATTTTCAGATGCTGCTAAGACTCTCCAGGCTGCATCAATAGCACCTTGAGTCTTAACCAGACCACGCTCTAAACGATTTAAATCAGATAGATCGATGTTTGGTCCATCAATTTCAGGTAATAGATCTGGTCTATTCTTTAATGCTGCGGTCATTTCGTCAATGCTGACGTTTCTATTCAAAACAATCTGACGAATGTTAGGATCTGGATACATCTTAAACAATTTATCTTGAGTTGCTGTAGCCCAGTTCAAGAAGTCATCTTGACCCATTGGTCTACCAGCACGAGATTCCATACGACGGCGATACTCAGCACCTTTAGTGTCTTTATATAAGTATCTAACAATTTCGATTGGTGAATCACCACGAAATAACATACCTAATGGCATGTCTAGCTCTTGACGAATCTGACGATTGGCTATGTGAGTCAAGGCATTCATATATGGCTTAACATCATTACGAGCAATGGTTACAAACCTTGTTCCATCGGCTCTTAATTGTCTAGAAATCTGTGATTGTGTCTGAGTATTAATAAAGTTGGCAGCAGTATCCATCTCAGCCAGATAAGCACTGGCTCCACGGATATTTGGATCAGCCAAACCATCAATGGTGTACTTTTTACCATTAACTTCTAGGATTTCTTTATCTTGTCCTAGGTATTTGTACTGTTGTAACTCTGCTCTATGTGTTGCAGCAGTAGTAAGAACATCTCTATGTTTCTTCATTAAGGAAGAAACACCATTTACCATGTCAGCACTATTGGTTAACGCATCATCTGCATCAACATATTCTCTTTGGGCTTTAAACATCTCATAGTCTGCATTGTTTTTAACTGCAGTAAGATCCGCTTTATTAGTTTTAGTTGATTTGCGTAGTGCTGCTTCGGCTTTTGCCTGTGCTGCTATCGCAGCATTTAGCTTTATCTCTGCAGCATCAAAAGTTTTTTGAGCAGTTTCCCATGTTTCGACTACTGGCTTTAATTGGTTAGCCAGAATGTCCATTTCTTTCTGAGCTTGCTTCTCCATTTTACGAGCATGGTTAGAAGGAGACCCTGGGATAAATCTTTTTGCCATATCGGTTCTTAAACTAGCATTATGAACAAGGTTGTTTATACCTGGAAGTACGTTTTTAAGTAGACTTAGGTTACCAAGAGCCATACTTGCTCTAGCAAACGGATCAAGCATAGAGTTCTTTGGTATGTAAGCAAGACGAATAAGGTTTAAGTTGCTGAATACAGCGTTTGATAAATCTAAAAACTCACCAGTACCCATAAGGGCTTTAGAAGCAACGGCTCCTTTAACTTGCCCAGAGGTAATTGGAGATACTTCACCCAAAACTCTTTTAGAATTTAATATAACTTCTATTTCCAACTTACGGAAATCAAGCATTGGAATGATTGATGCTTCGTTTGAGATAGAAAAGAAATTACTTACGTTAACTCCACCGTTTTCATCTGGAACAAAACCATTTTTTGTGGCATATTCTTTAATAGTTTGACGGCGACCTTTAACTGCAGCATGCCAATTAGTAATTAATTTAACTTGGTCAGCAGCGGTTCTAATATCTTGAACATCTCCAGCACCTGCAAACTTAGCTAGTTTTAACATTACCTGTTGCTCAATGTAATCTAAGGCAATAGCACGTTGAGTATCATCTTGGGCATTTAAAAACCTAGATACCATTTTACGTTTAAAGTCAGTACCTTCTTGACCACGAAGGATTTGTAGACGGTTTAGATCTGAAAGCACATCCATTGCAGATTCATACTTACGTGGGTTTGATATATTAATCATTCCCTGTGGGCGACCTGACCCTACCCAAGCAATAGTACGAATAACACGATCATATGGATTTGATTGGTAAACCTGAGTACGCCAACCGTTGCCACCATCTTTACCAAATAACTTTAGATCACCAAACTTGGCTTCAAGTTTAATCTTTTCTTTAGCAAGTTTAACCGATTCAATAGATGCAAACTTACCTGGACGATAAGATGAGAACTGACCAACGTTAATATCATCCTTAAAACCTTCTAAGGCGTATCTAAATTCTCTGTCTCTTGCTTTCTTATCTTCGATAAGTTGTTGATATCTAGGTGTTAACTTAGGATCTAAAGCTTCTGTATGAATCTTAGATAGATCCGAAATGGGATCTATATTATTCATTCCATAGTTATCTAGGTGATCAGCCATTAAAGGTGATTTAGTAAAAAATCTTTGGAAAGCTAACTTATCTCCACGCTCAGCTAATAGATAATCTGCCATATCTCTATGGTTATCAATGCGAGCCATAATCGCTGCAGAGCGATTAGGGTTAGATCCATTAGATACTAATGGGTTAGCAATAATCTTACTTACATCTTTTGTTTTAACTGCATCATCTACTAATTTAGATAATCCTGTAGGTGGTGGAGTCCCATCATTTCGAGCACCCCATGCAACTGCATCTTCTAAATTCTTTTTAAATAGATCTTGATCAGCTTTGGTTACTATCTTTTCAGAACCAAGTGCTGAGGTCTTTGCTGCTTTAACTGCACTACCAGCACCTTTAGTTCCAAGTAGGGCAAGTCCTAAGTCAGTACTTCCAGATGCAAGCCATCCAAGAAATTCATTTTTATATGCTTGGTTTCTTTGCTTGTCATCAAAGACGTTAAAGTCTTTATCCATGAACGTAGGTGTAATTTGGTCTGGTAAGAATGCGCCAACTGTTTGACCAACCTGGGTGGCAAGAGCCTGACCCATTGAAACCTTCTTGGCTTGCTCTCTAGCAAATCTAAAGCTTTGTACAAATCCTTTTGTTTGACCTTGACGTGCTGCTTCAGCAGCAAGGAAAGGTGTTGCAACTGTTTGAGTAACGGCACTTACCATACCGCCAACTTTTTCCATTACATTAAGAGCAGGGTTAACTAAGAATCTAAATGGACTAGCTTGAGCTTTTTCTATTCCACTGGCAATGCCAGCACCAACTTTTTCTTCTACCTTACCTACAGCAGTTTTATCTAATTGTTCTTTTTTAAATTCGTTAACTCTGCTTAAAGGGTTAGGTGTAGAAGTTGTGCCTGTTTCAGCTCTCCAGTCATCCCATATTCCCATTCGGATTAATTTCCCTTCCAGCAGTTAACTCTTCTAATAATGCATAACGATCATCATCTGATTCAAAATCAAATCGTGCTAAATCCCATGCAACTGGTGCTAATTCAAATCCCAGGTACTCAAGATTCTCTTCAAACTTTTTAAATATTTTCATCTATTTGACTTTTTAAATACTTAGTAAATGCCTTCATAGTTCCAGTTGAATTAGGTGAATCAGCAAATGTCTGCATCAACGGAAGGTATTTAGATATCATGGACAAATCAGCAATTTGTGTTTCTGCTGGGTTTGGCAAATTAAGTATTTCTCTACCAGGACCAGGACCAGCATTAACCCCAGCAGTAACAAACTCATTTGGTCTGCGGGTTTCCGCACCTAATGGAATAATGTTTGCTGAAGGATCTTGTGCTTTAGCCATAGGAGCAGATTTTTGTTCTGCTAAAAATTGCTGTTGCTCACCATATGCTGCATCTGGTAATCGTTTCGCACCTTGTGCTGGAGGCAAGTCACTTCGATTAGACATTGCCCCAGGCATAGGAATAGCAGCAGGATTAACCATTGACATAAGTTACCTACTTCTTTTTAGGACGATATGGAACAGGACCCGCATAACCACCAGTAGGAACTTTTCCTTTTGATGGAATATTTACTTGGGTATTTCTGTAGATCTTTCTTGGGTCTTTAATTTTCTTATTTGCTGCCATTAACTCTGAAAGAGTTACGCCAGACTTTTTAGCAATACCAGATAATGTATCTCCAGCATTTACTCTATAGGTAGATCCACCTGCACCTACACCAACAAATTTACCTTGACCAGTAATACGTGGTTGATTACTTCTTGCTTCTGGTCCTGGAGTTTTAGCAGCATTAATCTTTGCTTTCTTAGCACCTGCTGGTTCTTTTGTTAATGCCTGTAATACTGGTTTACCTAGTAAACTTGCAGCAGTTATGGCTAATCCAGCCTTGCTTGTAAATAATCTACCTGTTGATTTAGCAGCACCTAGTGCTGCGGTTTTAAATGCAGCTTTTGCGCCAGCCTTTTTAGCAGCAGTTTTAGCAACAACTGGACCTGCTTTAGGACGTACAGCAAGTTCCTTACCTGGAACGTTTGGCTTAGATGACACAACTGTTGAAGGTACTTTAATAGCTTTAGCTGCTTTATTCTTTTCAACAACAGATTTAATTTGTTTATCATCAAACTTAAATGTAAGTTTACCGTTCTTCATAGTGCCTACACCGATTGGTTTAGCACCTGCTGGCACTCGACTTTTAACTTTTTCAGCAGCAGATTTGGCTGCTGTGGCAATTGGAGCTGCAGCTTTAGCTGCTACCTTTGCGCCTTTTTCCTGACGAAATAAAGCTTTGTTAAGTGCAGACTTAGGTTTGATGCCTTCTTTAATAAACTTGTCGTACATGGCTTTACCTTCTGCATTAAGTTCTTTACCTGCAGCAAAACCTTTTTTAACAACTGGTGCTTTAGTTTTATCAACAGACTTCTTTAATAATTTATTTTGAGATGTGCTTCGTCCTGCACCTTCTTTAATTTTTTTACCTGTCTTATCAACCTTGTAACTTTGTGGCTTTGGTTCTGTAACAGTTACTGCACTACGAACTTTTCCAGCCTCGGTTGTTTTAGGTGCTGGCTTGCCAGCTTTTTGTGACTTAGGTTCAGACATTCTTTTTTGTGCAAGTTCTGCAGCTTGACGATCTGCCTTAGACATGGCTTCTAATTCAGCCTTATCATAAGGATACATTCTTAATGCTTCTGCTTTAGCAGCAGCACGATCACGAGCCATGCGCTCTTGCGCTGTCTCAGTAGGTTTAACATTAACTTTATTACCTTTGTCGTCGGTAATATAACCTTTCTTAGCTTCCGCTTTCATTTCCTTAAGAACTTCAATATCATCTTTAGAAAATTTTGTAAAAGGATCTTTTAAACTTGCTTTCTTTGCACCGCTAAAAGCTTTTTTAGCGTCAACTTTGGCAGCCTTACGTGCCTGCCTGAATTTCTTTGGAGTCTTTTTGGCTGCCATTGTTATCCTTTACTTATAAAATGAAATTACTTAACTTTGTTGTTGTTGCCTTTAATGCCTTTAGGTGTAACACCTTGCTTTACTAGTCCGCCACCTTTAACAGATCCACTGTTCTTCTTGCCTGCGTGACCTGGGTGAACTGGAGCTTTAGCTGATTTTCCTTGCTTTCCGAACATTTGTTTCTCCTTATTATGCTGGTATTTGACGAGTAACTCTCGCTGATAGATTTGGATTTCCTCCACCAGTTAAACCTGCAAGAAGTTCTTGCATTGCTGGTCTACCTTGTGGAAGTTGTGGTGCTTGACCACCAGCCATTGGCTCAGGACCTGCTGGTACTTCTGGCATTCCTGGTTGTGCTGGTTGTTGTTTTGGTGCTGGTTCTGGCTTAAAAGCATTTGCTACTGCATCTTCAAGAGGAATACCCTTTTTACGATCAGTAATAACACTTGCCATTTTTTCAACAATCTTCATTGGATCTTGACCTTGCATTACCATTTGTGGAATTGCAGCAGCCATAGAAGATACGGATGCCTTAAGGGAATCACGCATCTCTTCAATGTCAATTGCTCTCTCTTCTTCACCAGCATTTAGTGAGATAGGAAGGTTGCGACGCAACATTCCTCGAGAAATTAATTTATCTCCTCTTGCCTGTAGACCCCACACCAAAGCACGGTTAGGATCTAAACCTGCCATTAAACCGTATTCAACGGTTACGCCATAGTTACCATTGATATCAGAACTTGGCTTGTATTTTAATTTGTATGGAACTCCGTTAGCTGTTGCAGATACTTCACGACTTAACTCAGGGAAGTATGCTTCATCAGTTGCAAAGGCAAATGAGATTGCTTGACCAATTGCTTCGCCAAGAATTGATTGATAAATTTTAACTTGAGAGTCGTACCCAGCCATAAGTGCTTTAACACCCTGACCTGTAACAACTGAACCTTCAGCTTGTCCTGCACGAGCTTGAGGAAAGCGAGTTCCTAATTTCATTTCATCTGCTAGAACATTGTTCTCAGCAAATGCATATTGAGGTACGTCTAGATTAACCCTACGAATTTTCTCAGGACTGTTCGAACGAATGACCGAATCAGGACCAATGGATAGAGAAGTAACATCATTAGGAAGAGCAAGGGGAGCTTCAACAGATTTTTGAACAGCCTCCATAGTGAGGAGCGCAAGTCTTGCTTTTGCTGCGTAGACTGGCAACACATCGTCGAACTGACCTCTAGCTTCGCCATCGAGTGAAGGACGTTGAGCAATCGCAACTGGGACTGTACCTGTTTTGTTTGGTGTTGTCGCAAGAACTAAACCTCCACGATCTGGTAAAAATAAAACTGTTTTGTCTTTATCTGTCCAACGGACAACCTGTAGTAATGAGTTACCATCACCACGAGTCCATGCACCAGATTGTAAAATTTGATCGGCATACTCTGGGAAGTGTGCTGCTAAATCACCTGCTTTACGGTGATATAGCCGAGCATAAACATTAACTACACCGAAACGATCTTGATCAAAATATGCACCCATAGAGTTTTCAATATGGATGTGTGGTCTCTTATCTTTAAAGTTTGGTTCAACTCTAATAGGAACGAAACCGTATGTTGCTAGTTGGTCTGCGCCACGCAGTAACTCTGTACCTAGTCTGGATGCTGCTACATAGTAGTTAGCAATCTTTGTACGCTTGTCAGCTTTGGTACGCTGGTTATCATCTAATGATGAATCCCCAGCAGCAGTAATGGTAGGTAGAACACCGACTTGTTCAGAAACATCTCGAGCAACAACATCAATAAGGTTGGCAATGATAGGACGTGACCATACTCCTTCAGGAAATAATCCTTGGAATACCTGATCTGCTTGTCCTGCTCTTACTAGTGCCACCTCACGCATACGTCTATCACGTTCGGAGTTACGAGCTTTTAATTGCTCAAAGGCTTGTTGTAAATCTTTCATTAATGTCACAATCTCGCAGTCCGCTGCGCTGCAGCTAGATCATCTAAGTTGATGATGTACCGAGACTCGATGTCTCCTCTAGAAGTAAATTGATTACTTAAAAAGTTAGGTACATTTGCTGAAGTAAGTAAAGTTTCTCTTGCTACGATCTCACAGAACCACAGTGCCATGACTGCGTCCATCTTGAGTTTCTTGCCTTGTACTCCTGGTTGCCAGGTTACAAGTTGTTCGATTAACTTCTTTACGTGTTCATTCTTCGAGCTATCTGGCAATTCAATTAAGTTATCGTCAGCATGCTTAAAGTTATTCATGACACCATCCCGCTTGGTAATGGTGCCGAATAAAGGAGCGAGTGAGGCTACGCCGAACTCGGGATCCTGTTTATTGTTTCCTGTGTAATGAGGTCTATAACTAACACCTCGTGTTGACAGGAAGTTACGAATCTCTTCGTCTTGTGTAAGGAAAAGCTGAAAAGCATTTGATTCCACAATGACCGTATGCGGTTTATACGCATCGGTCCACTCCTTGATAAGAGAACGGATTGCTGCAGGTGTAGGGGCAGTCATGATGTGAACATCCATGACATAGCGTTTATGTGACCTGCGGTCAACCGCATAGGCGATGGCAGCGGTATCTCCAGACATTGCTGGATCTATACCAATGACTCTAAAAAAGTTATTAGAGTTTTCAGGATGACCTGCTGCGCCTGCAACCAAAGCACCCGATTTTCTCATTCCGTTTACTGCGCCTCTGACGCACATCGGGTCGAAGATTGCATTCTCCGCAATATCGAGGTTCTGGTAAACCAGTGACCACTTAGATGGTCCTGCCTCGTTTCGGACAGCCGTTAGACGCTGTCCTGTCCATCGATCAAACATTCCATCTTGGTCTGGGACATCATCCTCAGTAAGTGGTTGTTCAGATTTCTCCCAAAGAGTTTTCCAATCCTTTGGATCGTCTGCGTATTCTAAGACCGCAGGCATGGACAAATATGACCAAGGGAGTACACCATCGGTGTAGTGGCTTGGGTTTCTTAATTCTTTATATAGATCAACTGCTGAGACTCTGGTACCAACTACCAAGAGTTGACCGCCACCAGGCGGAAGACGAGAGGCAACTTCTTGCCTAATCCATTCTTGTTGCTTAGACCACTCTGAAGCATTACTCAGAGTGACCACGTCATCGAGGACGATGAGATCGGCACGGTTACCATAAACCTGCCCGCCCATTCCTATAGCTTCTATAGTTGGGTCTTTAGCATCTGACTCACGTACGTCGCCACCAAGATATACCTTGGTAGCCGACCACTGGTCGGCGGTTGCTTTATAACCATCGGCTGGACCAAAGGCTACCTGAAGGTCTGCATACCGAGGATGCGTCAAGCGTTGCTTGATCGCATACAAAAACTTCTTTGCTTGTTCCTGTGTCTTGGATATAACCATGACGTTAATGTTGGGATTCTTAACTACTCGATAAGTTACGTAGTTAATTGTGATGGTCATGGTCTTAGCGTGGTTGGGTGGTACGTTTACCAAGAGGCGGGATAAGCCCGCCGATCCCTTTTCATAAACCATGGAATCATGTAACCAGGTTGGATCTTTACCTTCCAACATGGATACCACATTAAGCATATGGAGTGGTACTTTGGTACCAAGATACTTTTCAGAGAACTCTGCAAAATCAGACAAATTGGACCGAGCTTCACCAGCGAGGTCCTGTGTTCTAAACCGAGCATTATCTATTAAAGCTGAGAAGCCCTCGGCTTCTCGGCGTTGGGTATCATACCAAGATCTAGATCTACCAATAACTTTTAAACCATCAGCAATAGTGCGCCCTTGGCGCACCAAGAGGATAAGTTCTTTCCTTGCTTCTTCTGGTGCTAATTGTCTTTCCAACGTTCCTCCAGTGCCTGTAGGGGTCCACAGGGGTCTGGACAGAAGTATCCCCACTGTTATATACAATCACTTAACGGCAGGCTTAATGCCTGCCTTAGAAGGCTCAATAAGTATTTCGCCTTATACTTATATAGGGGTCTAGAGCGTCGGCGTGTTTCAAGAGCAAATCAAAACTTTTTTTCTTGGTATAACAAAAGTGCTGGTCAGAGTAGGTTTTCTGGTGAAAATTATTTAGCTGATAGTGGGGGGAGGGTGGGGGGTGGTGTTAAACATGGTGGGGGTCGGCTAGGGCGAGCGCATAAAAAAAGGGGCAGAGGTTGCCCCCCGCCCCGCCGAAAACTGTGCTCAGAGTTGACAAAACCCCACGCTCTGTGCTATCGAGCGCAGGGCTTCGCCTGACTATCTATAGAGGCTTGCGAGTGTGTGTAATCACACGCCCACTGTTGAACACTATGCGAACGCCCTCATTACCTCCGCATGCGATTACATCAAACACGATACCAACATGCTTACCTTTACGAACCAAGTCGCCTGCGTGTGCTTGTGATAACAAACTCAGTTCGCTATCTGGAACATGCTCAAGCGTAGGCACATTGTAAAACGCTTTAACCTCCGCAATCTCTGCGGTTAGGTCTGCGAATAGGTCTTCATTTGCGTATGTATTCATCTTGCTGTCCTTTCAGACTTGTTGTTGAGACCACCTCAACCAACACCGAGAATTATCTCATACCTCGAGCCGAATGTCAAACACTGAGCGTAAATAGACGGAGTGTCGGCTCACTGTGCGTGTATGTCATGTCATGACATGTGTGTGCCTGTGTATGTATGAAACCCCATATGCGGGCGCATGTGCGCCCACTGTGCGTGAATTGACGGATGGGCAAGTGGCAGGTGATACACGCCTGAGCTACGCACACGCATGTCTTTTCTTGATAACAGATCGAAGATCTGTTTGATAAAGGGGGTCAAATCAAATCGGTTTGGCAGATTAACGAAAGGAACACCATGAGAACAGTTGAAAGTAAGACACTAGTCGGCGTCGTTAAGAACGGCGTTGTTCATGTAGCCAAGGCAGATGACAAGCGTGTCTTCGCCAAGGTTCGTATCACCACTAACACCGCCAAATCTTCTAAGAAGATTGAGGCAATTCTATCAGCCTTCAAGGCATATCCAAACTTCTCGCTTGTAGCAGGCGAGATAGCCAAGGTTGAGCCAAAGGCTTACCTAACCCTGAAAGGAAGTGTCGCCTAATGACTACCATCACACACCCATTCACGCTTCAACTACAAAGTGTAGTTGACGAAAGCAACTCAACAATACAGAAACTCCTTGCCCTACCTGAACAAGACAGAGTCTTGTTCTTAAATCAAATGGCGCAAGACCTCATTCTACCAGAGGTAGAAAAAGCACTAGTCAAACTGAACGAAGGTTCAGGTGGCTGGGCAAGATTGGAGGTAGTCGCATGACCACGCTACCCCTACTTTATACCGACCTGATTGCTGTAGCAATCGCTCTATTCGGTAGCGGTTTCGCTATCGGTTTAATCGTCGCTCGTCGGGCAGTCCGTGAGTGGCTCGCTCGTCAAAGATAGCAGATCAAAGATCTGCTTATTAGGGGGGGTAGCAAATCGCTATCCCCTCTTTTGTCGCTTCAGAAAGGAGCAACTATGAGAACGCAACAAACCGCAGTAATGAATTGCCGTCGGTGTAATGAGCCGACCTACTTAACCGCTTCACCTGAGCAGTTTGCTGAGTATGCGCTTCCTCGTGGCGAGCGCAGACTCGTGCAAGAAATCTTCCCTGACTTCTCTATCGGAGATAGAGAGTTGCTTATCTCAGGCACATGTAATACCTGCTGGCAAGAGTTGTTCGGCAGTGATGAAGACGAGGAGGAATAAATATGGGAGCAAGAGTTAACTTCGTATTCAAGCAATACGAAAACACACCAAGTGTGGTGCTTTACTCACACTGGGGCGCAGATTCATGGGAGGTTGACTTGGCTTGTGCTCTGTCCGTAGCAGAGCCACGCTGGGATGACCCTTCTTATGGAACTCGTATCGCAATCTCCAATTTAATTGGAGAACAATGGAAGTCAGAGACTGGCTTCGGTATCTACGCAAGCACCGAGATGGAAGATCCATGGGATCTTTGCGTAGAGATTGACTTCATCAACAAAACTGTTGACGGAGTTGCCTTTGATACATTCGTAAAGTATGGACTAGCGAAAGGGGAATACCAAAATGCCTAACTGGTGCTATAACACACTACTAATTGAGGCAGAGCCTCAAGTAATCAGCAAGATAAAGGCGCAGTTATCTGCGCCTTACGAAACCAAACATCAAGACCTTCGGTCTGATGAATGGACAACTGAAACTGTTCAAAAAGATTTCTCTTTTTGGAACATCATTCGCCCACCTGCTGACAAGATGGACGAATACCATTCAGCCAAAGGCTGGAGTGATGGAAAATCCTACGGCGATACCGAATACAACTGGTATAACTGGAACACCAGCAATTGGGGTGTTAAGTGGGACGCCAGCGAGTGCCAGCTCACGGAAGCGGACGAGACCTCACTTCAATACCAATTCCATACCCCTTGGGGTGTTGCTGAAGGAGCAATGACTGCTCTTTCAGAGCAATACCCTGATGTCAGTTTCAACCTTGACTTCGAGGAAGAGACAGGCTGGGGCGGTGAACTTGAGTTCATCAATGGTCAGTGTATAACAATCAACGAGTTCGCCCAGAAATGCTACGCATGTGGCAAGCAATGGGAACATGATGATGAATACTGGAATGAGTATGACGAAGATGAACACCAACATAAATGCGGAGCAAATGGCTACGCCATAGAAGATAAGGAGAAAACCAATGTGTGACATGACCAATGAAACACTGCTCTATTTATTCGAGAGCGAGTTCGAAGATGAGGCAACAATGCCTAGTGAGGCAGAGTTATCCTCAGCAATAGATGAAATACAAGGACGAACAGACAATTTCTATAATGAAATTGTTGATGAAGTAATCACTCGCCTAAGAGAAGGCGACTTTAAGGAGGAGCAATCATGATGGGCTACAAGTATGAGGATATACAAGCGTTCGGTGCTGCGTTATCTCGAGCACAAGAGTATGTGCCAGCACTGGACACAAAGACAACAGCAGGTCTCGTAAATATATGGGACTTCTTCGAAGGTCTACTAGCCGAAGGCTATGTAGAAGGAGTAGAAGCAGAGGAGGAAAGCAATGTATAAATCACGACTAACAAAGCCAAAGGTGGGTGAGGTTAAGCAATGGATCCCACACGAGAACGGCAATGAGTATGTCCAAGTATTCACTGCTGATATCGACGACTTCTTCTTCAAGGTAGGTGGTTCTAATGTTAGAACCAAATACTTTTATGGAGAGAATGCATGGGCTGATAGCAGGCGATACGCAGATGATTTAGCGTGGGCTATCCGCAATAAATAGCACATCAAAGATGTGCTTTAAATATAGGGCAACAATTAACCAACAGAAAGGAGCAAGATGCTGTCGTTACTTAGAAGTCATGACCGCAAAGTCACCAACCTAGTCTCGCCAACTGGCAAGGCTTCAGCAATTCGCAACACCTTTGGCTTGCCAGCAGGCAAAGCCTTCTCATGTCCTGATGCCACAAGTATCTGCGAGAAGGTGTGTTATGCAGGCAAGCTCGAGCGTGTATACAAGGGAGTGAGAGAAGTTCTCATTCACAACTGGCAACTATTGAAGGACGCCGACATCAACCAAATGGTTGAACTACTTGATGACATGATCAATGACTTCGTCAAGGACTGTGAGAAACGGAATGCCCCGAAGTTATTCCGCATCCACTGGGACGGCGACTTCTTCAATCAAACATATGAGTATGCATGGCAGAAAGTAATCATGATGCACCCAGAGATACAGTTCTGGTGCTATACACGAGTGCGATCCGCAGCCTACTCACTATCAGGACTTGACAATCTGTCACTGTATTACAGTGCAGACAGAGAGAACAAACATATTGCCGAACAAGTTCGGCGTGAGACAGACACTAAACTAGCGTGGCTGTCAGATACATTCGCAAATGCGGAGAAAGAAATGCTTCGCATAACTGGCAAGGTCGGTGCTAAATGTCCAGCATTGACCAAGCAAATCCCACTCATATCCAAGAGCGGGTCAGCCTGCGTCAGCTGCGGGCTATGCATCGTCGGCAAAGCCGACATACGATTCAGTTCAACCAAGAAATGAGGTAACAAATGGAAGCATCATTCATGATCACGCAAGTAGAAACAACGCTATCTAATTACACCAGTTACTATAAAAGGTTAGGGATGCAAGACCTTGCCATATGGCAAACGCTTGAGGATATATACAAGCGACCTGAACTACATGACCTAACCCTATTGTCCACTCGTGAAGAAGCCTTCGATAAAATTGTCAAAGACAATTGGTTCGTAGATATGGGTCAACACTTCTACGGATTGGACTACGAAACTATCGACGAACTTACCCTTGAGTATCTCAAGGATAACCAACTAGTAAAGGAGATAGATAATGACTGACATAACACAATACAACTGGATAACAGTTGATGGTAAGGAGTGGGGCGTCCACCTATGGGGAACGCTAGAAGAATACTCAGATGGCACACGCCAAGTCGTAGACATAGACGCACGTATCCTCCCACCTACAGGTGGAGAGTTCAATTACAACGCTGATAACTGGGGCAAGTTCCCAGAAGAGGTATGTAATCTGGCTGATGCCCTGCTTGATGACAAAGACACAAGCGATGGCATGCTCGAGACATGGGGCGCACCTGTCTTTCATTGATAACAGATCAAAGATCTGTTTAGATATATGGCAGCAACACCAACCGAAAGGAGAACCAAATGGAAAGCAGTATCCGCACTGAAGATATGACAGTCGGTGAACTCATGGTCTTGGCTAACCAAGCCGAGGACATGGCACACGGACTGATGCAAAAGGCAATGGACCTTCGGGTTCAGGCAAGGAATAAGCAGGTTGATATAATCAAAAACATGTTAGCGGAAGGAGCAAGTAAATGAAAGTAAAAGTATATGACCCAAGCGGTGAGCAATTTGCTGAGGTGTCTGACTACGCAGCAGGTGCATTACTCATGAGCTTGTATGGTAATGGCTCAACAATCAGACTAAAGAATGTAATTCTTTGGTTAGAAGGTGCAGATGGTAATGGTGCAGAAAGTTATGACAACTGTGCCTTTACAATTATCGAACGACTAAGAAAGGTAGGTGCAATACAATGATGTTCATCCCTCACATCGGTGACCGCATCAATAATGGTGCGGTCATAGTAGATCTCAAGAGATCTTGGGACACAGACCCAGATACATACCTAGCACTCTGTCTATGGACAGAGGACAGACAGCAGGTCGAACCAATCAAACGGATCGCTGACCTGTATGTAACATGGAGAATATATCCAAGCGAAGATGGCTTGGTGCATGCCAGAAATGGTCACTATCATGACACACTCTCAGAAGCAGTTGTTGATTTCGACAGCCGTACATGAGATACTAATCCCACAACCAAACGAACAGGAGAAACAAATGAGTACAGTAATATCCAACCCTCGACGCCGTAGTGCATACCGCATTATCGGTGAGGCAGTAACCGCTACATCCGCAAAGGATGCAGCACAACAGGCTGGTCTCGACTGGCATGTACAACTGGCTGACGTACAAGCGTTAGCCGTATCGAATGATGGTGTCAACACCCTCGAAGTGCCATCAACATTCGCAACAGTTCGTACCAATAAGGATGCAACACAGTCAGTGCTTGGCACTGTCGGTGGTAGATACAAGGTGTTTCAGAATGAGGAAATGTTCTCAGGTCTAGATGCACTGGTTGATTCAGGCGATGCAAGATATGCATTCGCTGGTGAGGTAAGAGGTGGAGCGCAGGTATACATGGTGCTCGAGCTACCTAACGAAGTTAAGATAGCCAACGATCCTCATGCTTGTTACCTTGTAGCAAGGACATCACACGATGGTTCAACTGCACTACAAATCTCACCATCAATCCAACGCTTGCGTTGTACCAATCAGATAGCAGGTATCTTTGCTAAGGCTGGTACTTATACACTCAAGCACACAACCAATGCTAAGTTCCGCATTGAGGATATCAAGCGCATCATCCCTGTTACCTATGAGGGCATCAAGTTCTACGAACTTATCGGTAACAAACTTATCAACGAGAAGTTAACAGATGCAGAAGTGGATAACATCTTCGAGAAGATGTGGTCTATACCAAGCATCATTGAGAACTCACCTTATGCACTGTTAAGTGCAGGGCAGAAGCGTCAGTTCAACTCAGCAACAGTGGCACGTCAGACTGCTAAAGCAATCTATCGTGGTGATACTGGTACACAAGAGGAACTATACGGAACTAGGTTCGGTGTGTTCCAATCTATCGTGGAGTATGCAGATCACTACAGTCACAAGGCTGAGGCAGTGCGAGCAGAGCGTATCGTTACTGGTTCTGCTGATCGCATCAAGAGCAAAGCTCTTGAACTACTAACGAAAGGAATCTAATGGAGAATCCATTACAGAAGTACGTTGATGAGTTGGATAATCCAACTCCCTTCGTACCACCAAAGATATCTATTCGTATGGCTAACTACATAATCAAGGCTCTTGATTACCTGCATATTTATGCAGGAGAAAAAGATGAGCCTGAACTTATAGAGTCAGACATACACAAGGAGACAGAGGAAGCAATGGTTGACATTGTGGTTATGTCTCCAGAGGAGATACCGAATGGGTAAGTTAATCAATAAAGAAATCCTGCAGGCTAGACCACCTAGTCTGCAGGTTAAACAACTCGCTGGGTGGTCGTGGTACTGTGGGTATCACGACACCATGGGAAGTGGTGACACTAGGCATGAAGTATTGTGGATGGCTGGTGCTCACATGGATTACTTCTCAGAAGTAACTGATGACTGTGACATCTATGTAAGGGAACATAAGGTCGAGAAGGAGAGTAATGGGCAAGCCACGTCCAACAGAAATAAAACTAGTAGCAAAGCTACTAGATCCTGACGCCGAGAACTCCGAAGATGCTGCGGAACTAGCGGTTGAAATCATTGAGGCTCTAGATAAATCTAGAACCAAGAGAGAATCGTTTATTGTCGTAGCAAAATTGGCAGACTGGGTTCCAGTGCAAGCATGGGGTGAGTTCAGTACCCGCTTACAAGCGGAGAAGTTCTTCCCCAATCTTTCATCACCAGACACAGGTGGTAAGGGATCAATCGTTCGTCTGGAAAATCCAGATGACCTACTCAAAAGAATAGGAGTAACCAAGTAATGTTCTACAACGGATTCACTTTACTGATGCAGATCTTTGCGGGTCTAACTGCATACTGGATTGGTAACTATTATGGTTACCAACGAGGTAAGACAGAGATGTATCAGACCTTAAAGAATCTAGACGCAAAGAGTAGAGAGTTCTTCTCTACTGTATCCAAGAAATAAACTAAAGGCGGGGGCGTTATGCCTCCGCCTTTTTTTCTTTCCCTCGTGCAGCCATGTTAGTTACCCAATATAATTTATAGAAGTCTTCATCAAATGCAAATCGTTTCATGTGTTGAACTGTTGCTCCAGTGTGAGCATAGAGTGGGATGCCAGCTTCCTTCATTAACATGAAGAACTGAATGTCTTCCGATATAAACTGATCGTCTTCACCACTAGAAGTCTCCATGAACAATGGTCTATTGCCATGAAACTTACGCATCTTGTCAGCCACTGATCTGTGCATGAGAAAGAATCCATAGCCAGCGTAATCAACCTTGACCATAGCGTTTGGTTCAAGTGGATGAGCGTATGACATTACATATTTATCTGTGGGATGGGCTATAAACAGCGCAGGATATGGCTCCATAAGTGCCTGCTCATTCTGTTTAGATATGAAGTATGTGCCAGTAACTGCTGGTCTTTCTTTAGCATCAGCCATAGCCCAGAGTTTATGAGCAGCATCGTTCGTAAGAACGATGTCTGAATCTATCCATAAGATCCACTCGATGTCTGTCTTTAAATGCCATGTATCAAATGCGGTTTGTCTTTGTCTGCCTATCTGATTACCTTGCACACGTTGAGCTGAGGCAATGGGCAAACCACTGGTAAGAATTGTATATACAATTCCTTGAGTAAACTTTCCATCAGTAGTTCCATTGTCACACCAAGTAATTAAGATTCTATCTTTAGCTTTTGACATGGTCACCACCCCATCCTCCACCTTTAAAGTGAATGGCTGGTGGTGTAAATACTTTAGTCAGTGTGACATCACATCTCTCACACTTAGGGAACGGATCATCGGTAATGATTAGTTCAACGACTGATTCACAGTTCATACATCTGAAGTCAAAGGTTGGCACTATTTCTTTTTCTTTCTTGCTACTGCTGCGTTGTCAATTAAGTTTGGGTATGGTCTACCTGCTGCCTTAGCACGAGCACGTGCCTCAGCTTTCTGTTCAGGTGTTAGTGGTGTTGATATCTTCTTTGGATTAGTTGTTTTCCAAAATGGTTTCTTCTTCATTAGTACGGTGTCATCCCTCCGAGTTTGTCTGCTATATCTTTTATTCCTTTGGCAACCAATTGTTCCACACGTTGAGGTGAGATATCCCAAGCCTCGGCTATGTCTGCAAGTGGCATGTCGTTAACAAACCTAGATGTCAGGATGCCTTGCATTCTGGGATCTAGTTTCTTCATTGCTCTGGATACATCAGCGATCATCGCTGCCAGATTGTTGCCTTCATTAGCTGGCTTCTTAGCCTTGACTCCATGTATATCTGGATCAAAGACTTGGTTAGCCAAGTATGATTCATTAGTACCAGCAACTTTAATTAAGTTCTCAATTAAATCTAAGCGATAGAAGTACTCATCACCTAGTTCATAACCAAGTGTACGAGCCTTCTCTTTGCGAGCGTATCGCTCGCCAGCCCTACGCATGAACGTAGTGAATGCTTTATATCCCTGCTTAATCTCAATAGGATCTTCACGAATTAAATACTCAGCAACTTTATCTCTGCGTTTCCAAGCATACTCATTCATTGCCTGTCTAATATCTTGAAGCTCTACGAATCTATGGTAACGCTTGGATAAACCCCAAGCCAAAGATATATTAATCTCATTAACTTCATCCCATATAGGATGATCACGGTTTAACTCAGTCATGTTCTTTAATTAAATATGCATGCGCCGCCATTAACATCTCTGGATCATCGTTAAGTAAACCTAGTACTCTATTGTGAGGCGAACACAAGAGACCCCGCACCTTGCCAGTCTCATGATCATGATCAATATCAAGAGCACGATGTGTATATGATTTACCACAGATGTAACATCCGCCGTTTTGTTCTTCAAGCATACGATTATAATCATCAACACTTATTCCATAAGAACGGATCCTTGAGATCCGTTGCTCTTCGTAAGTCTTATTCCGATTTCTTGGCATGCTTAGCCCATACCCCACGCTGCACCATCAATGCAATGATTGCGTAGTTTGCAATATCAACAAACGAATCTTCTAATGATTCGTTATTAGGTTTAACATTCTTATATATCAGATTCTTTAATCGCTCCAACTTGTCTGACATACGAACCATTAACCCATTGGTTGCACCACCAGGTGCATTCCAGATATTGAATGGACCATAATCTATTTGTTTCTTTACGAGAACTGCCAGCAACTCATCATATATTTTCTGAGCATCCTCTTCGAACTCGAGGATTAGCTGGTCTGATTTTTCAGTCGCCAACGGAGCACCTTTCTAGTTAATTGCATTGACTAAGTCAGTCAATGCTTGCGCTCCTTGGTTACAAATTATACTATTAACATCGCTGTCAGGTGGTAGCGACACACGCACCGCTTGAGGTATTGCATCTTGTAATCTTCTAGCTAATTCCTGCCCAGGATTTGACCCATCTTCTTTAGCATCGTTGTCAGTACAGATTACTACCGTACCTATCCCATCAAAGCAACGAGCAAAGTGAGGCTTCCAAGCGTTAACTCCTGCAACAGCGACAGCAGGATGACCAATAAGTGTTGCACTGATTGCATCTATTTCTCCTTCTACTATTAGAACTTTATTAATGGCGTTGAGTATTGCATCAACATTATATAGGTGGTGCTTCTGACCAGTAGGTATCATGTACTTAGGATCTCCGCCATCGATACGACGGAACTTAAACCCAACCACACCAGCCTCAGTTATATATGGGATAGATAAATGGTTCTTGATTCTATCCTCATGTCCAGGTGCTACCTCTGATACATACCCAAGCATGAACCGACTAGCACCATCAAGAATCCCACGCTCTTTTAAGTAAGCCTCTGCTGGTGAACCAGCAAGAGCATCGTGGTATTGCTTGGCTGCCCTAGTCCAGAGTTCAATTAGCTTTGGATTAGTTCTCATCCCACTCCTGCTTCGCCCATTGGGTGATGTTAATATAAAATATTAGGAAATCAAAACGTATTACTCTGGCATCTACATACTCAATCAAGTCAAGAGAATCTAGATCTTCATATACTGAAGTCATAGTATGGTAATTGATACCAAGACCCCAACAATAAAGACGGTTGAACCCTGCATACAAACTAAGTCTTCCCACTATCTCTTCTCCTGCCTGTGCATTATGAATGGAGGTGCAGTATACACATCATTCTTCGCTGCTATCTGCAACGCCTTACGCCAAGTTGCGCCTTGTTGTACCGCACCAACTGCGTAAGAAGATCCTGATCCTATTCCATATATACCATCATCACGTAAGAATACCGAGAAGGTATCATCTACTTCATAGATGATTCCATTAACTGCAATTAAAAATAAAAACTCATAGTCATCTGACTTATCATCTGCTACCCAGCCATTCTCCTTTAAAGCTTCACGCATACTTGGAACTATATCTGTAATCATAAAATGATATTGATCTTTGATTGAAGGTGGTAGTGCTGGTGGTTTCCAGATGTGTTGGATCGTATCGCATGGCATAGTCGTGCCAGCCCCTGCAATTAAATACTTACCACGCTTGGTAATCTTTGTAATAATAGGATGAGAGTATGGTCTGCCCTTCTCTGTAGTTGTACGAGAGTCGGCTGCGATAACGCAGTGATCATTCTTTTGTATACCAATAATGGTTGTCATTACTTCCGCAATCTTGGCGGTGTCCACCGACCATTGGTTCGTCTTCTGCCACGCATAGGCGTGGCAAACTCTTTACTCTTTTCTGATCCTATGTTTTTCTCTGCCCACTTACGAGCCTCTGAGTATGTTAGCTTCTCACGAGCCATGATTATGTGAATACCAGAACCACTACTGCTACATGCGTAACATACCCAGACGCCCTTCTCTGAATTAACTGAAGCAGACTTACGTGAATCATCATGCACAGGGCAGAGAATAGACTTCTCACCTTGTGGCAAGGTTAATCCATAATGATTAAAGACTGCTTCAAGAAATTCAGGTTGATTCATTTAATACCAATTCCTTTCTTGATGGAACTCGTACGCCTTGCACCAAGTTCCGTATCGATGAAGCACATACTTGTGTGCTTCTGATGTCTGTTTTAGTATTGACCACTCTGGTTTTCCCCAGAGTAACTGCCATACTCCACGAGCACCACTCGATTTGTTGTACGAGTCGATGTTGTAACGGCTCTCTTTGTACGCAATCTTCTTCGCACAAGCAGCCTCTCGTCTGTCTGTTGTTACCGTGCTTATTGCCAACATTAAAGCTTCTTCCTTGTTCAATGTAGGGAGAACTTTCTCCACTGTTAGAACTGGGGATGTGGCTAACGCTGGTGTTGATATCACTATCAACATAGTTAATACGGTCATTATCTTCAACCGCATAGTTACCTCTTTTCAGTTGATAACTAACTGTCACCTTGTTATCTATGTCCATTGTAACCTGCCTGTTTTAGCAGATCGACCCAGAGTTGCGCTGGCATTACTGCATACGACTCTGAGACATTTGTAGTGCCACGCTTTTTTACTAGCACCACTCCAGTCTCGGCATCTGCATGAGTCATTTCATTGTCTAACTCTTTTAGATACCCAGACAAATCTATCTTCTTTTCATTCTTACATTCTACTACAACACCATCTATCCCATCAATATCACCAACGTCGTCATGACGACCAGCACCATAAGCTCGTTCAGCACAGGAGAAACCATTGGCAACTAACCACTTGGCTACATCACGCTCATACTGTGAGCCTTTGCGTTTACTTGGTGTTGACATAATGACTTACTAATATTTGTTTAACTTCCATACCAAGTCTTTTTCTAATTCGCATTCTCTCTCTCGGAGAAGTGCCACCCCATATACCATATGACTCATGGGCAAGACCCCACTCTAAACATTCTTTCATTACTGGACACTCCTTACATATTGATTTAGCTTTCCGTTCTTCACTACTAGTAGCGTTGTTATGCTCTTGAAAGAAAAACTCTAAACCAATTTCTTTACAAGTTGCATTAGTGAAGTCTGGATATTTCATTGACTAGTACCTCAATCGGTTGTAATTGATTAGCGTCCATAACTAATCGAGTTCCGTAACCATAGTCATGTAAGTAATGATTAGCAAGAAAATTTTCTCGTGTTGTCCAACCAATAACATCAAACAAACTATCCACATGTGGAAGTTGTTTATCCCCAGAAAACTTTACAAGTACAGCCAGATCTGAAACAAATAACTCTGGTGCATTAAATATTAATTGCGGTAGTGTCGACGTCTTAACCTGTATAGATCTTCCCAATATCGTTTGGAGGTCGTTTCCGTTATCACCGCCAGGCGTAATCGTGTTATCCGTCGGTAGCCCAAGGAACCTAGCACATGCCACCTCACCCAAGCGACCCATAAGATTGACGGAATACGAGGAATTATTTTTATCAAACTTACGATCCGTAACATCAAACTCTTTCTTGTTCTTTCTAACCCTGTGGATAAACCTAAGTGAATCCATAATCTCATCTTCAGTTAATTCTATTACTGCCATTGTCTCATTGTCCTTGCTCTTTGCAATTCAGCAGGAGAGTTATATAAACTCATATGACTTGGTTCAACAGATAAAGTTACATAGTTCTCTGCTGTTGGATCAGCCTTACCATGGCGATTCTTTACAACAGCAACTCTATATGCATTGGCTATACCATCTAACGCTACGCTCAGTACCAGTTCAGGTAAGGCGGAGACCTTACCCATTAAAGCTTTACGTGGGGCTGGGTAGTTAGGCTTAGACATCTTTTCATTTTCAGATACATGGTGTAGAACTACGAATGCTGATTCATATTCTCTAGCCATGTAATGGAATGCAGACATTGCATCACGCAATGCTGTCCACTCATTGTCACTAACTGCAGCGACGTTCATTAAGTTATCAATATAAATTGCTGATGGTGGAGCACCGTGCAATTCAATCCAAGCTTCAATCTCTTCTTCGATATCTTGTAAAGAAGGAGACGGATCAAAACTAAATCGAATATGCCCAGCACCATCAGCCAGTGCATCTTCTAGGAGGACAGATGCCTCCGAGTCCATCATTCTTTCCACATCAGTTACTGATCTATCCATAAGGATTGCACCTGCACGAAGAGCAATCGTTCGAGAATCAGAGTCTGCTGAAAAATATAAGGCTGGAGTTTTAGATGTGATTGCGTACCATAAAGCAAGCATGGTTTTGCCACCACCTGGTTGCGCTGCAACCAAGTGTAATTGTGCCTGACGGAATACAACTTGATTGCTGGTGAGTTGAGGAAGAATCTCAGGAAGGGCATGCCCTGCTGGAGATTCCACTCCTACTACTTGCAATAAGGTACGCATGGATTACTTAGTCCAGATTGTTTCGGCTTCTACTGCGCCTACTGTAAATGGCTTTGGTCCTTTTGCAGGATCAAACCAACCTACATAGTTCTTGCCAGCTTTGGATACGCCCTTCTTCTTAGCGTACTTGCCACGACCATCTGGTAGATCTGGAGCATCTGGATGTCCATATGTCCATTCATTGTTGTACTTATCTTTGACAACCTCAATAGAGGTAGGTCCAGAACTAACTACTGTTGGATTTAATCCAGCATTAGTTAATGCTTGTACCGTTTTATCCATTGATGTCATGCCACCACGACCACCTAGTGCGATCTGTAGTTCAGTTGCTGCCTTGATTGCCTCAACTGCAGCCTGCATGTTGGTAGCAAACTCCTCAGCACTATCACCTCTTACGGTGAATAAGTCTGTGCTGTTTAGCTTGCCTGTATACGAGAACTTAGATTCAGTCATCTATGTTCATCCTTTCTTTCCCTTGGTTGTTGGTATTTTCAGTGGGAAATCTGTACTACCCATTGCTGGGCATTGAGATTGGAATGAACACATCCGACATGAATCACCGACGGATGGTGGAAACCATCCGTTCAATACCGAATGGTTCATTGCACCAAATACATAATCAAAATAATCTATAGTAAGGTGCGACAGATCTATAAGATCGTCAAGCGTACCTTGTCTTGTCATAAAGAATGCGCCCCACTTAGGGCGAACGCCTAAAGCTTTTTCAATACCAGAGGCATACAAACCTGCTTGGATCATACCGAATGGTGTCCTAGAACCTGTCTTGTAATCAACGATTACCAAGTCTTCCCCTACTTGATAGATCGCATCAACAATAAAGCGAACTGGTGTTCCCCCGAAGTGAACATCTGCTGCCCATTCAATTCCAGGACGACCATCAGGCATCGTAGCAATTTGCCAACCAGAAGACTCGTACCATTTCTGGTACGCCTCTACCTGCTTGAGTCCATCGCTTTGCCAGAACGATAGATCTTCTCCGTCTGGGCGTAAGGTGGTCTTACGTCCAGCCGTCTTCCACTCTGTCGAGGGAATACCAGATTTCTCTTCGGTCTCCTTGACGGCATCATTAAATACCTCAAGCCACTTCTGTGTCAAATCAATAGAGTTCATCATCACCCTCTTTGTAATCAGGGTTATCCACAGGGGTAGGTGCGGTCATAGGCGAACCGCAGTTCGCACAGAAAGAATCAAGGAACCACATAACCAATTCATAGTCATTAAAGATTGCACGAATAACCTGTATGTTTGAGCCACAGTTGATACACTCATTGCTTGGTATACCACGTTGATCAATTGTCAAGTTGCTTCTTATAGAACTCATGGTTGAGCCACTCCAGCATGGAGTGAACAGCAGAACCAGCAGCAAGATACACCGCAGGTTTCTCTGGAACCATAGCTATTTTACTAAGATAGTATTTCTGTGGGCAGGATTGCCAAGTAGATAACTGGCTATAGGATCTATGCGGAGGAAGTTCATTCATACCAGAAGAGTAATACAACCAAGTGACATTCCTTGGTAACGACACACTTGTAGTTCTTACCAATAATCTGATAAAGTTAAAGGGTGGTGGGTGGGAAAGGCTCGCTCAGGGCGAGCCGTGAAAAGAATAGGAAACTATGACATACCCAAATTGGTTTGAGGGTAGTAATGCAAGAATAAACTTTGAAAAACATTTACTGCCATTATCGAACACAGCCTTGCGCTGTGTTCAAATAGGCGCATATACAGGAGATGCATCTAAATGGATGGTAGATAACATCCTTCAGCATGAATCCTCTAGCCTCATAGATGTAGATACATGGCAAGGGTCTGATGAAGAGATCCATAAAAATATGGATTGGAATGATGTATGGGATACATACTACCAAAAGAATAAAGAAGCTATTGAGAAGAATAAAATAATACCAACCAAAAAAAGAAGTGATGTTTTCTTTGCTATGTCTGGTGGGGGTTATGACTTTATATATGTAGATGGTGATCATTCTGCATTTGCTGTATTACGTGATGGTATGAATGCATATGAACAAACAGTTATTGGTGGACTAATTGCATTTGATGATTATATATGGACCATGAATAAAGGTGACTTCTATGATCCAAAATATGCAATAGATGTATTGTGTCATTTACTTATTGGAAGAGTTGAAAAGATAGAAGACAACTCTCAGATCTGGTTAAAAAAGATTATATAAATAAAAAAAGAGGGGGATCAATTAAGATCCCCCTCTCCTTCTAGCCCTACCATTCTGGTGGAGCAACTGCGAGCGCATCCAGCGTGGCTATATTGATGCACCCGACTGCTGGGATGTCATAGCGACGCTGCAACCCTTTTAACATTTCTTGTAGGGGAGCATCAAGCACATCATCGCCAGCAACGTTAAGAGCCACACGAACTTTCGTGACTAGATCACTTCTTTCATCTGGTCCAACAAGTGTCAATAATTTATTTGTATCCATTAAGAAATAATTTGTTCAGTGTCAATAGTTTGTAACTGAACAGTTACTATTCCTCCGAACCCGCTCGCAAAAGTGGGAGGTGCAACTTGCTCAAACTGAACAGCACGGATAACACAGATTCTTTCTTCTCCACTTGAAAAGTCTTGGTAGAGTACTGCTCCACCATTCTGCTCAATACGTTCAAGGTATGAGATTCGTTCCCATGGGATTGATATGTTTGTGTTTCCATTAGGATCACGTTCCTCTTCATAGCATAGTAATGGGATGGTTAATGTTCTAGATCTTTGTGGTGCAGGTAATGCACGTATCTGCCACTCCTCTAATAAAGGTGATTTGGTAGTATCAGATGAATTTCTAGTAAAGTTAAATGTAATTTCAAAGTGATCGGCTGGTTGTACATAACCAGCTAAAGTAATTTCAGTACTCATACCTAATGGAGTAGATCCAATAGTTATAAGTTGATCATCTTGATCCTCAACAGTAAATCCTAATGTTCCACTACTGTCTGGATCTGAATTGATCAACAAAGATACTGGTTGTTTTCTTTCGCTAGTACCCCATCTAATCCAGCCAGATTTTAAATAACCAGATGCTGCTTTAACTGTAGCAGACTCAATCCATACTCCAGTAGATGATGTAATAAATTTTTGTCCTGTTGTACCAATAAAGGAAACACCATTAGGTGAACTACTATCAATAACCAAATCAGATGCATAAGCATAGCCATTACCTACAACTTGACCTAGGTTAATCCGCCACAATCCAGTAGATCCAGATACCGTTTCAGATCTAGTTGCGTATATATAAGACTGGTCAAAGGCTAAGTCAGATACATTACCAGTGACATTAAGAGGTCCATATACAAATGATGTACCGTCTGTACCGACTGCACCTACACGAACACCTTTAGATGTAGCAAGAACAACAAACTCGTTTAAGTATAAACGAATTTGATTTAATGTTTCACCCCTAGGTAACTCTGCAATAATAGCTGGATCATTAATAGCAGCTAATGGAGATGCTGCATTAATTGTATAAGACTGTATTTTAGATATTATACCTTGTGTGTAGCCAACTATAATAGAACCAGGCAACTCTGATATAGAGTTAAATGTTAAAGATGTATTTGGGTAAGTAAATCTTTCTTCAGTATTAGATATAGTTGCAGGGGGAGAACTTGGATTACGAGATAATTCATATAAATGCATATCAGTATTATCATGTTTAATGCCAGCAACAATACGATCTTTAACATAACCAATTGCTTGAACGGTTTGTGTTGTTACTGCAGTTGGCTTATTCCATAATTTAGTTACAGCCAGGGCTGTGCTTACCTGATAGATACCATTACTAGCACCAACAATTGCAAAGGTACCATCTGATGTTAATGATTGTGCGGTAGTAGATGTTCCTAAAGATGTTGAGGTTGTTGTACTTCCATTATAAAAATTTACGTTACCGCCTGATATAAAAAATGTACCACCCGATACAGTTGCTGGGTAAGTTGCTGCTGATGTACTTAACTGTGTAGTTGCTGGTAATAACTTAAGCTCACCAAGAGTCCAAGGATCTACGTTGTTTGATTCATAGAATCTAAATAGATCAGATGACTCAGCGTCATAGAATCTTTCGCCCGCACCATGGTGCCATGAGGTAGCAGATCTTAACCACCAGTTAGATAGCGACTGCTCACCAGCAGTTGCGCTTTGGTCAATACGTTCCTTCTGGTATGTCGTAGTAATACGACTAATGCGATTATTGTCGGAGGCAGCAGACAGCCAAGGTGTATTACCTATAGCATAACTAGCAGCAAAATCCTCACGTTGGTATCTAACCAAAGCGGTAGGGATGTTAACGCTAATTGCAATAGGCAAATCGCCTTTAAGATATTTGTTGGTTGTTGCCACGCCTTATCTCCTACTTCTTTTTTGGTTGTTCAATCCATTTAAACCATGGTGATGTGTCATTAGCGCATTCATCTTTAATAGATATATGTAAATGTTTTACGTGCTTATTGGAGCCAGTATATTTTCTATCGCCTTTTTGTTTAGACCAAATGCGACCATCAAATATTAAATAAGAAACTCTATCGTCTTCTTTAAGTCGATTGTAAATATCTTTACAGTCGACTCCATTAATAGGATCATGGGTTAGGTCTGCTGCTAGACCAGTGTTGTGATCTGAATCAGGACTGGCTTGTAAGTGAGCAGCAGATGGTAGTAGACCATCGCTTGCTTTCTTCCTCTTTGGAAACAATGCCGTCGCTTGGCGCAGCACAGCAATTGCAGCAGGTGTGGCTTTCTTGACAACAGTTGTCATTTAC